TTTAGATATTTCCAAGAAGTTTTATAGAAGTCATATGAACCTCTTCTAAAACCAGAGAAACCTAAGTTAAGCGCCATATCTTCTGAGTTATTAAATACTCCGTAAGAAGTACCACCAGCTCCATAAGAATTCATAGAAGCTAACATGTCGTCCATTGCTAACGAAGTACCTCTATTAACAAACATCATGTTTTCTTCAATAGCTCCTTGGGAGTCAAACTCAGCTAAAATAGCGTCGAATTCAGCTAAATCAGTAGCAGCGTTAACACCAGTAACACCAGTAGTAACATTACCTCTTGAACTAATAGCCGCGAATAAACCTTGTGTACCAGATTGATCAGTTGCAGCAGGACCTAAAAAGGCAGCTACATCATCAGTAGCCTGTGCTCCAAGTTCACCTTCTATCATAGCCATTTCTAAATAGTCATTAAACCTAGCTCTTGTGTCAGCTTCAGCTTTTAAGTACCAAAGATATCCACTTTGTCCTTCTTCGCTAGAAACTTCAACCCAACCAATTCTAGCTGTATCAGAACCTGATACTTCGTAGTAATCTTTAATAATAATTGGTTTGTTAGTAAAAGTATTGAAACTAGGTTCGTTAGCACCTCTTTGCTCAGTTGTTGCAGTACCAGCAGCGGTATTGTAAGACTGACCTTTTCCATATTCAGAACCATAAACTAATATAGATGCGTTAGTCACTCCTTGAGTCAGCGCACTCATGTCAGCAGCTCCGTAAGGTTCGAGTACAACAACGTCACTTGCGTCAACTCTAACAACTAAAGCTTTTATAACTCCAGAAGTGTGAGAGACAATAACAGTGTCATTAACTCTAATACCATGTGAATCTGCAACATAAGCAGCGTTTGTATCGATGTGATCAGTAATTGTAATGGAACCACCATTAGTAGCTCCACCACCACCACCGTTTGTATCAGTAAGCGTACAAGTGTATGCTAAGTGTAATCTACCTTGCTCGGACCAAACAACTTGGTCAGCAGACATAGATTCTTCAGCTCCAACTTGTGATAAGAAACCTGCTATAGTTCTCGGTCCGAAAACTTCAGCTTCTTTCTCCATTAGATCTGGTAAATATTGTTGCGCCCAGCCTTGCCCAGCTGTCGCAGTAAAATCGAAATAGTTTGATTGTAGTGCCTGTTGTATATGAGCAGGTGTACTGTTTAACAAACCACCGGGATTTGATATTGCCATAATTTTTAATTTTTAAATTGTTATTTGTTTTTAATTTTAAATTTGAAATCAGGAGCGGTATCAGTGCCTAGAGCTCTAACTTTAATACCATTGGCATTAACGTTATCTCCAAACGTCTGTCTAGGAGACATATCAACATTTTTAGATTTAGCAATACTATCTTTAATTGCATCAGATTTACCTTGTTCGTAAAAATGGTTAGCAATCTTATCAGCGTTAAAAGCTGTGTATAATGATTTATGATAATCCTTAGCGTTTTCCATTCTCAAATCTTTATTCAAAAACTTTTTGATAAAGTTGTTAATATCGCTCTGGTTTTCCTTTACACCACTAACATCGTTTACATTAAATCTAAATCTTTTATCTCCAACTTCATATTCAAAACCTTTGAATTTTTCGTTGAAAACCTTTTCTGTCTCTTTTTCAAAAATGTCATATTGTTCTTTGAACATTTTTTTATCTTGCTCTGATTCCTTGTTGTACTTGTGAAAACCTTCAATAGCGTTCTGTTGCTCATTCGTGAGTTTTGAACCCATCTTGATGTCTTCGTAATATTTGGATTTTACACTTTCCAAGTGTAGCCTTGCTTGAGCAACTTGCTCCTTCATTGCTAATTTTTTTCTTTTTATTTGTCTATCTTCATCCACATCTTCGTCATACGCAAACTCATCTTCCATAACGAAATCTATTTCCTCCTCTGATAAGTGTGGTTTAGTAGTTTTATAATATTCTTTTAATAGAGTATGGTTATCTAATTCTGAATAATCTTGATTAAGAGTTACATAATCATTTAAATCTCCACCGGTATCTTCCATGAAGTTCATCAACTTTTGAATATTTTCAGGGAGTTCTTGGTTAGTTTCTAAAGATTCAATTATAGCTTCTTCTGCAACTTCGGCTATTTCTTCAACTTGCTTCTCATCTGTTATTTCCTCAATAACGGGTGTATCTTCATTTTGAACGGCGTCTTGTTTTGGTGGCACTTCTTCAACCACCTCTTGTGTAGTTTCAATTGGTTGATCTGCAACTACTTCCGTTGCTTCTTGCTTTGTATCGGTATCTTCTTCCGTTTTTAATGGTTCGTCTAAATTAACCTTAGTTATAGTTTCTTTTTCAACTACAGGTTTCATTTTCATTTTTTCTTGTACTTTCGTAACGTCACCTTTAGGTTCGTTTGCAGTCTTTTCAACTACTTTTTCTTTTTTCTTTTTTGCCATAATATAATATAATAATAATTAATAATTTCTATCTAGGACCAAATTGAGACATATCACCAACACCACCCAACACGTCGTTACCTGATGATTCAAAGTTTTTAGGTGGTTTATTATTGTTTCTTTGGTCTATAAGTTCACTTTGTTGTGAAGCTTGTATTTTTGTTCTTTTATCTTTACGATCTTCTTTTTCTGTTTCTTTACCTCTTTGTCCCCTTACCTCCATTCCTTTTAATTCCATGTTAAATTGAAACTCGAGCTCCATTAATTCTTTTTTAATTGCGGCTTCTTGTTGCAACTTCTGAGATTCTAATTCAGACTTATTCTGATCAATAGACATAGTTGTTTGCATTAAAGCTTGTTGTTTTTGTGTTTCCGCTTCTGCTTCAGCTTGTCTTTGTCTTATATTAGCTGTTGCCTGTGCTTCTAGGTTTTCTTGTTGAACCTGTTGATCTCTACTCATCTTTTGCTTTCTTCTTATTTTCAACAATTGATTTGCTAGTTTTATATTTCTAATTTCTCTAAGATCAATAGCGTCTTCTAATTCTATATCTTGTTGAGTTAATGCCATTTGGATATTATTTTCAAGTAGGGTTTTTTCCTCATCATCTAATGACATTTCTAAGAATATACCGAAATCATATAAATGTAGTTCAGACATTTCTTCTAAAGTAGCAACGTTATGTCCACCAATTTTCTGCACAAAAGCATCTCTTGTTGGAGAGTATTCTAATATATCAGATATTCTAAGTGATAAAGCTTCGCAAATTTCTCTAGTCAAATATAATCCAGAATTTAATATATGTCTTGTAGCCGTATTGGAATTCGCTGCTGCCATTTTTTGAACACCAACTAGTGCTCTTTCGTCAGGATTACCAGCGTCTCTTGCTTCGTTTAACCCGGTCGTATCCCTTATCATTTGTAAGTAGTAATTATATGTGCCTATAAGAGCTTGCATTTTATTACCACCAGCACCACCTGATAATTCTGTAATAGGGACTTTTCCTGGATTCATATCACCTTCAGAAGTCATAGATCTACCTATAATACTACCTGTTTGGAAAAACATATTTAACGCTTCTTGTGGATTGTAATTTGTTCCGTTACCTAAATCTATTTCAGCTAATCCGTCGGCATCTAAATAAACTCCATCAGGTGTCATTCTGGATAGTACTTGTTGAAGTTTGAGATGTGTTAATTGAATCATATCTGCAAATCCAGTTATTCTACTAACTAGGGATTCTATTCTACCCTCATACATTCTAGGCGCGCAAATAGCATAATTCATTTTCACTTTAGTATGATCACTTTTAGGGCGCATCATATTTTTTGACATCCCCCATTTTATTAATTTTTCTGTTCCAAGAATCAAAGTTCCTTCATATAAACACTCTACTGATCTTGATTGTTTACTAAAGTTTTCGTTATCTTCTGGATTAAAAGAATCGTCTTTTTCAATAGCTTTTTCAGCACCACTAGCAATTTGTTTCATTTTATAAACCTCGTTCATATAGGTTTTATAATTAAAATATAAGATGTCAACCTTGTTTTTATCTTTATCGCTTTTACGCGCTCCACTAAACCGCGCTGAACTTTGACCACTATGGTTAACAATTTCATCTAATTCGCTCTCGGTTAGATGTGGAAACTCTTTGACTAATTCGTTTACTGGAATACTCTTTACTTCACCAGCATAATAAATATCTTCGAAGTAAGGTGATTCAGTATACGAATAAACAAGGTTTGCTGGATCAACGTAATCTATAGTGATACCTTCAGACGTGTTAAAAGAACTTTTTACAGCTCCTATACCTAAAACAGTAAGGTCGTAATAAAATCTTTTTGATGTTAAATTATACTTATTACCTTCTAGCAAAGTATTTATAGCCTGTTCTTCTGCAATTTCCACCGCTTGCTTGTAATTGAGTTGCATGTGTAAGTCTAATTCCTGTTGTCCGTCTGGAAGTTTATCTGGATTATTTTTAAATAAATCTAAACCAAATTTTTCCTTTATAAACTTTTTTAAATCTTGGCTTCTCATATCTTCCATTATAGCGTCTAAATATTGTGTTCTTTTACTAACGCCAAAAGGATCTTGCGAAAAAGCTTTAATATGGAACATTCTTTCTGCAATACCATTTACTACGATATCTACGAATTTAGCTATAATTGGAACAGGTTTCCAATCTAAATTAAGATAAGACAAATCACCGTTGATAGATAATTCATCTTTATATTTTTGTATAGATTGCTCACCTCTAGCGTATAATCTTAATTGATGAAAGTTAGAATGATTATATGTATATCTATTATTACTATTACTTTTATTAAACCACTCGCTCTCTATTGCTTGAGCAACCTTAAGTCCGTATTCGAAACTTAACTTTTCTGCATCACTAACTACTTGACTTGGAAACTCCCTCATATTATTCTTTAATTATTTTTGACATATTACCTTTATTTGAATACTTAGCAATATTTATGTTTAAATTTGGTTTTTCAACTTTAGCATTAGGTCTGTATAAATGTCTATTACAAGCCATAATTGCTAGTCCAGAACTAATAGTTGCATCAAATTTAGTTCTTTTATTTATATCAAATCTACTCCAGTCATTTAATGTTCTGTTAAAATATATATTTCCATACTTCCCATCATTTAAATGACCAACGTGATTTTGAATGTACATTTCAATAGCGGCCGCGTGCGCTTGTTTAATATCTTCACTTGAATTTGGTATCCCACCTATTTCTTTTTCTGCTACAGATAGTTTGTTCCATAATTTATCTGGTCTATTCATAGAATATCCTCTGTAACCTCTTCTTCTTAAATGATATAATAAACGAGGTTTATTATTTTCACAAAGTAATGGCATTCCATAAAACACTAAAGCCATTAATACGTCTTCAAAGAACATGTCTGCTGTTGGAGGTCTAGCTATATATTCTAAAAACATGTGGTTTGGAGGACAGTCTTCCATGCTAAATTTGGTTAATCCATGTAAGGCTCCGTTTGATCCTCTTCCGTCTACAGTTCCAGATATATCGTATGAATCACAACCAAAAGCGCCCATATGTTCGTTTCCTGGATACCTTGCGCCGTTCCTCATTATGCAATTATTCTGCATACTAGTAGGTGGAAACCAACTTATTTTAAATCTACCTTTTGGATCTGGATAAAATATTACTTGTGTATCTTTTATTCCATTTACCCATTGAAAGTTTCCAGTGCTTATATTTCCTTGCGCGCCTATTCCTTCGTTGTAATCTATTTGCTCATATATTTTAATAAGATTAAATATAGAATTTAAAGCCTCGTCTCTAAAAGCGTGTTCTGTAGTTCTTGGAAATTGTCTATAAAACTCGTTTAGTCCGTCATGATCAGATTTTAATCCCTCAACTTCATTATTCCAATGCTCTATAATTCCATAGTCTATTAATTCACCATCTGGGTCGAGCACATCCCCGTTTGGATTATCAAATACTGGAAGTCCGTACTCATCAATAAATCCTTCGTAGTTCCATTCCATTGGGATAAACAAAGAGTATAAACCAGATTTTGTCTGGCCATTTTTATTTCTTGAAGTGACATCTGATGCGTTATATAATTTTTTGAAGTTGTCCCCACCTTTATCTAATGCATTTGAAGTAGAGCCCATCATACATTTACCAACGATCCTACTACCTAATCTTAAGCATGTTTTCGTAACTCTCCAGTTATTTAATATATTATCGGGTCTCTCCCATTTCCCAGCCTCATCATGTACGAGTAGATTTAGTTTTTCTCCATCATAACTATTATCACCCGTATTCTTCCAATCAATCGTTGTATCTAATCCTTGTATATCTTCTAATTTTTCATTAGTAGTTATCTTTTTCCTCGTAAATTTACTAGCAGGTACTCTATACGCTAATTCAGATTTTGGACGATCCATACCGTCTTGGATTGGTTTGAAGAAAAATGGATAATTAACACTAATTGGTACAACTTTGTCGGTAAACATCTTTTTAGCATCCGCACCTGTTTTAGAAAGTATACCGTATCTAGCGTCACCTGTTAAAGTAGCTAAATTAACTGCTTCTGCTGAGGACATAAAAGAAAATCCTGAACGTCTATTTTTCAAATAACACATTCCGTAACATCTTTTATCTGCTTTACAGGCCTCCCAAAATATATAGAATAATCTATTTGCTTCTCTATAATCTGGAGCCCCAACGTCTATCTTACTCCATTGTAAATACATATAGTGCGTACCAGTTATCCAGGTTGGTTTACCATTGTTCACAAACCAAAAACCTTCTTCTCTTCGTGAAAACTCTTCGTCTATATAATTGTACCATTTTTCTTTATTGTCTTCCGGATAACTCCTCCAATCGAATATATTTTTAATCCTCTGGAGTTCCTTAGAATACTCCTGTTTAACCCATTTGTTCTTAGGGTGTTTATATATATTTTTAGGTGGTTTCGGTAGCGCTATAATTAAATTTTGTATTTCTATTATTTCACCTATTATACCATTACGAGACAATACAATTAGATCGTGCTCTTTATTGTAACCGTATTTCCACTTTTTACCCCTGTTCATCCGAGTAATAGTGGTTCTTTTTATCGGTTCAACTGTTTTAACTAGACTTTGCTCGTACATTATTTTGATCTTCCTTCTGCAAAGCCTTTAAATACTTTTTCTTTCTTTTCCGGTTCTTTACCTTCGACAAGATTTTCTTCCGCTTGGATTCTATCGAGTATTTCAAAAGCATCAAAGATGGCGAGCTTTTTGGTGGCGGCAGCATTCTTAAGTCTGTCTGCTGTAATATCATCCCCACTATCGACGATAGCTTCTTTAGCAACTTTGATAAGTTCATCGACTGCTTTGTGCCCAGCTTGGATTATACGCTTCTTCGTTTCCTTGGTATTCATATTTAATTGTAATAAATTTAGTCATAACTCTATATAGTCTTTTTCCATCGATTATAAATTCGTAAGTAGAAAACGGAGTAAAGCCCACTAGATCTTCTTTTTCGTAAGAACCATCAGTATATTTAATTATACCGATACACGATTCTTCTTGGTCTACTCCTAGATCTTTTCTTTCTTTAATAGGTTGTACAAAACAATATCCTTTTGTGGCCTTCCATTCAGATTCTTTAAATCTACTCCATCTTTGAGGTGTTCTATATAAAAAGATCTGATCTTCTTTTATTAGATAAGTATTTTCGTCAAAATAACTTCTACTATTTTTTTCCTCTCCTCTAACATCTAACCAACGTCTAAAAACATTGTGATGAGTTATAACGACATCTCCAGGTTCTATTTCTGTTTTGAAAGCAGTGGGAACAGATTTAACAACAGCTTGTCTATTCACATATTCGTGATTATAAATCTCAGTATTAAGTATCAACTCTGAAGATCCGACTTGAGTAGTATTGTTATATCTGCTTCCCTTTGGTTCTATTACAAAGTCAAAAGGTGCTTTCATTAATATTCTAAGTTATATTCTATAGATATAGCCATGTTCTTATTGAAGTCTTTCCAAGGCAGGACGTCTTTATTCTTTTTGATATATATAGAGTACTTATCGTCTTCTTCTATAATATCAGAAATCGTGTGTCCACCGTATACTTCTTGACCTACAGCATAATGCATAGAGTCGTTTTTGTAATCCTTACCTACAGTAATTTTTCTAATCAGTTTGCTCATCGAGGTTTATTTCTCCTGTATGGATATTGATATTGTCAGTACCATACTCTTTTTTGAGTTCTTCTTGTAGAACTCTCAGATCTTCTTGAATAGTCATAACATGATGCATTAACGTGTGTTTTTGCGTTTCAATAGAACCTATTTCTATTTGAGTCCTGTTTAGATTATTTATAATACCTTGCATTTTATTTAAATGCTCATTACTAATTTTTGTAGGTTTTTCGCTTTTTAATTCTTTAATTTTTTTGTTTGTTCCTTTTGTTTTTGTTGTTGCCATTTTATTTAATTTAAGTTAATTGTTATTTAATATTGAAATCCTAATCTTATTTTTATAGGACTTTGGTGCATTATTTCGTCTGTATTTCCAATAGCTACACCTGTTACGCTTTCTAATACTATATTATTAGCAGTTGCTGATTTAACTG